TTCTTTTGATAAATTGTCATATGTTATTTTTAATTGAATTCCTGGTTTTTTTAATATATTATTACAGTTACTAATTATTTCATTTACTTTATCTCTATACATATTATCAGGAATAAATGTACCTTTAGGAATATTAAAATGTATATATGCATTATCATAATCGTTTTGTACTAATTCTACTATTTTATGCCATTCTTTACCATTTGTAGCAAATCCAAAACTAAAAATTGTGGGATTTTCATAATTAATTATTGAATTGTTATTATTTAATAAATAAAAATCTTCTATTGGTCTTACGAAACTATGAATTTTATCAGTTTCTTGAATAGTTGGATCAAGAACTATATAATGAGAAAAATACGAAGGACTATAATTAATAACATTTGATGAAAATGAAACTTCAGTAACAATACAAAAATTAGGTTTATTGAAATTTTTAATAATTTCTTCAGTTATCCAATTATTTGTTGTAAAATGATGATTAATAACTATAAAATCATATGAAAAATCTAAAAATGTTTCTTCTGAATAATCTAATGTATATTTATTACTTATTTTGAGTGCATCATAACACATTTTTCCAGATTCCCAAATACTACATAAACTATGTTTTGAGTTATAAAATATACCACGCATAATATAATAATTTATTTTGATATCTTTATATATTATTATATTTTATATATCTAAGTAAAACATAATAATATATAAAACAATAAAAAAATATAAATATAAAAAGTAGTTATAATTCTATATGAAAACTACATTATTAACCAATGTATATAATGAAGAATATTTACTCCCTTTTTGGTTAGAACATCATAAAGATATGTTTGATGATATTATTATTATTGATTATAATAGTACGGATAAATCGATAGAAATTTGTAGAAAAATATGTCCTACTTGTAAAATAATAACAACTAGAAATGCGAATTTTAGAGCTGAACATATAGATAGTGAATTTATGGATTTAGAAAAATGTATTGATGGTATTAAAATAATATTGAATACAACAGAATTTTTATTATCAGAAAAACCAATAAAAGAATATTTTTTAAATGAAACAAATCCACAAGCTTTTTTTATAAATCAAATAAGTCCATATTCTAAAAATACATATGATAATATAAAAAATAACTATGAATTATTCGGTAATTTATTAAATGATGATCTAGTTTTTCATTATGAAAGAGGATATCGACAAATACATAGTTTTGAACATGGTAATTACATTTGTGGTAGACATAAAACAAATAATCCTATTACTATTACTAATGATATGCATATTATTTGGTTTGGTTATTATCCTTTAAATGAAAAAATATTAAAAAGAAAACTGCAAATACAAAGTCAAATACCTCAAGAAGATAAAGATGTAGGAAATGGTATTCATCATTTTGTCGATAGAGAAAAATTATTATCTATTAATGAAAAACAATCATGTAATGGTCTTTCATTGAAAACTATTAATAATTCATTATATGAATTAGTAAATAAACATGTAAATGAATTATATAATATATATAATAAAAATAATAGTAATACTTATACAGTACAAGTTTCATTAGGAGAAGCAATTGATAAATTGAATATTCTAGAATTAAAAATGAAAAAAATATCAGATGAAAATAAAAAAGTAGAAATTCAGAAAGAAATAGATCAGCTACATGAATTCCAAAAATATAAGGAAAAATACGATTTTTTTTATAATTTATTGACATTTATAAATGAAAAAATATGGGATACAACAGATAATATCAAAAAGATGACTATTTCTGATCCTTCATTTTCAGAATTATCAAATCAAATTTTTACGGATAATCAAAAAAGATTTCGTATTAAAAGTTGGTTTAATACATTGGAAAACTCAAATATAAAAGAGCAGAAAAGTTATGATTTGACACGAATTTTTATTACTACTCGTTCGGTTTCTACAATATATGAAAAAATTGCCGAAATAAATTATTTATTATTGGAATATGATATTGTATATTTTATAGACAAATTCTCATATAATATATCGTCACCATTACTTTATGCATCTTCTATGCAAAAAGATTTGAATACAAATGAATCGGTTGTATTGAAAATGTTATTTAAACAACCCAATTTATATATTTATGATACATTCGAAGAATCACAAAATATAGAATCTACTATAATACAATTGGAAGAGTATACTATATTTGAAAACGAAGAAAATAAACAAAATAAAAAATCATATGAGTTTCAACCTATAAATTATATAAGTGGAGGTATGTTAGGTGATTTTATTTATCAATTATCTGTTATTAACGAGAAATTTATAGAAACGGGTAAAAAAGGGAATTTATTTATTGCAGTTGTAGGAGATAATTTCAGAACTGGATTAGAAAATACATATAAAGATACTTACGATATTATTAGTGGACAGGTATATATAAATAGTTATTCTATTTTCAATAATGAACATATTGATATTAATTTATCTGAATGGAGAAAATCACCTTTATTATATCATGAAAACTGGTATAAAATATTTAAAAGTGTTTATAGTATAGAATGGGGATCACATCCATGGTTATCTCTACCAAAAAATAATATGTGGGAAAATAAAGTAATTATTAGTTATCCTAATTATCGTAAAATAGAAAATATCAATTTTCAAGAAATATATGAAAAATGGGGGAATAATTTGGTATTTATGTCATTTGATAATATTGCTTATCATGATTTTATAAACACTTATGGTATTACTATTGATTTATACTGTCCATCTACATTATATGAATTTGCTGTTGCAATTAATTCTTGTAAATTTTTCATTGGTGGTCTTTCAGCACCTCTTACTTTTGCATTTGCATTACATAAACCACATAAAATAGGATTACCAAATAATAATATAGATAATGTTCATGTACTAAATTTAGATGATGTTTTACATAATGATACTACTTTATTGTAAATATTTCAAAAAATCGATAATAAGGTGTAAATAAAATCCAATATATTCTTTATGAATTCATAAAGAATATATGTAATAACTGAATATCTGAATATCTATCATTCAATAATTTATGCGGCTAATCTCAAACCACCTACAAGATTAACACCGAGTGCTCCTCCTGCACCTGTTCTTGCACTTTGTCCCATAGATGGGATGAAAACATCAAGAACACTGAATGTAGCAGCAGCTGTTAAAGCAATAATAACAACTTCTTCAACATTCAATGACTTTTTAGGAATAGCATATGCAGCGATAGCTACAATAATACCTTCAATAATATACTTGATAACTCTTTTAACAAGTTCGCTAAAATCTAGTCCACTGCTCATTTATATATTATAGAATATAAAATATTTTGAAAATTATTAAAATATTTTATATTTAAAATAACTTAAACAAGTTTTCCTAAATCTTATATAAAATGTCTGGTTTTGAGAGAAAAATATTGGAAAATGGACAAATTAATCCTAAATATATTGATCTTTGTGATGAAGATCCTCCAATTGCAGGACAAAAATTCGCATGTCTTTCCTTTATTTCTCCTGAAAAGATTTTGAAAAAACGTGAGACATATATGTTTGATCAATTTATTAAACAATGGGATTTCAAGAAATCTATGGATAAATTTTTCGATTTCCTACAGTTTATTAGTTTTAAATATGGTTTAGAAATCGATGGATTAGTAAATGATTATACCGAATTTGTAACAGAAGAAAGTCCTAAATTAAAATCACAAGGTGTGGAAGAGGATTTCAAGAATTTCCTAGATAAGAACGAGGATGATCTTATCCAGCGTTTTCAAAAAGAAAATGATTTTCAGACATCTGTTCGTGGTTTGAAAATTCGTGGTGTTTTTCCTTCACAAGAAGAGGCGGAAATGAAATGTAAGAAAATTCGCGATTTAGATCCGAATCATGATATTTTAGTCGGTCCTGTTGGTATGTGGCTTCCTTGGGATCCAGATGCATATAAAACTGGTCGTATTGAATTTATGGAAGAAGAATTGAATCAACTTCATAATGAAAAGGTGAAGAATGAGGCAAGAGCAAAAGAGGAATTCGAACGAAGAGTAAAGGAATCGAAAAAGAAGGCCATTGAAGAGAATATTAAATTGGCACAGAAGAGTGGTAATGTATTAACTCAACGTATTGACGAAGAAGGAAATCTTGTAGGTGTAAAAGAAACTGTGGATTTCGAAAGTCGTGAGGCAACTACAGAAGAAGAAACAAAGGCATATAATGATAGTGTTGTTGAAAAAGTATTGAATACTGATGAATAAAATTTTCACCATTTCCCTTTTTTCACCGTTATTTGTTGTCCATTCGTTTTCTTTTTCGATTTACTTGGATCATAAGCATCATCTTCATCATCTGAACCCATACCTTTTGAAATTTCCCAAAATTCTTTTGAACCTAATTTGAAATCCGGTCTCTGTTCTGCTTTATACCAAAATATTTGATCATTCAATTTATTCGATTTAGCGTTATTATTAATTACCAAACATTCATAATTTTCGGTGGTTTGGTCCATTACAGAATTAAATGATTCAAGAGTAGGAAACATGGAAGCATAATTTTCCCATATTCGCTTTCTATTTGTCATATATGGTTCTCTTAAAATAAAAACGTAATCTATATTTGTACGAAGATTTGGAGGTATACCAAGAGGATATTGCATTGTTATGATTAACATGATTTTCCAATGTCTACCGTTCATAAAAAGTAAACGCATTAATTTATCGCGAGTCCAAGATTGATCATAAAGACAATCATCTAATATAACAAATGCGCGTGGATCTATAGTTGAACGACGATATTGTTCTATTTCTTTATTTACTTGTTTAAGAACAACTTTCTGTCTTCTTAAAATATTTTCTATTAAAACGGTATTATATTCTTCATGAATAAATAGTTTAGGTACATGTGAAGCATAAAATCCATTTCCTGCTTCTGTTCCTGAAATAACTGTTCCTATAGGAATATCTTGATGATGAAATAATAAATCTCTTACTAAATATGATTTACCAGTATCACGTCTTCCTATCATGACAATAACTGGTCCTTTATTTTCATCTGGTTTGAATGTGATTGAACGCATATCAAACTTTTTTAGTTCTAAAGTCATTTCAATATATATAATATTCTTAAAATTATATATATATAAAAACGCATTTTATCGTTAAAATCTGATGATTATTATATTCTTCTGAATTATAGAATATAATGTCTAAATTTGAAATATCTTTTGATACAATTGAAAACCTAGATCTGGATTATTTAGAAGAAAAATACAGAGAATACCAGATAATGAATGAAAACAAAGTAGAATATTCACCTTTTCATATAAAAAATGTACAATCTTATAATCCTATTTATTCTCTTTTTAGATCTTTTGATATCGAAGATGGACAAAAAAATAATGAATTATCTGATTCTATTTCATTAAATCATCCATATAAAATGGTGGATATTCAACATATTAAGAATAAAAATACTCAAGAAGTTATAGATCGCGAGGTTTTCATAAAATTTGCTCCTTTATTAGATCCTATTCGATATTTAATTGGAAAATATAAAGATTATCAAGATGTTTTAACAATTCTACCGACTATAGAATCAAAAGAATCAAAAGAATCAAAAGAATCAAAAGAATCAAAAGAATCAAAAGAAAA